CCGCTACACAGACCAGCCGCTCCGCGATCTCCAGAAGCTCGCCAAGCGCGGCAACCTTCGGCCGTTCCACGTCGATGCCGACTTCGATCCTGGTCCCCTCTTGATCCAGTAACGCGAATCGGTTATACGAGTCGGACGCGGCCCCCTGGCGGCAGGTTTGCGTCGTAACCCGGATTGGACTGCAAAGCCTTGATGGGGACATGGAAAAACATATAGCCAGGTGAGATACCCCACGGAGGGCGAGCCTCCGGGTCGCAACGGCCGCAAGTCTTCCTCATGGGCTTGCGGCCGTTTTCGTTAGATCGGCTCAATCCAATCCCGGATTGCCTGTGTGTCGGTCTTCCCGTCCGTCAGGAAGCGGGACGGCTCCTGGCTCCAGTAGGTGTAGCTCTTTCCGTCCACCTTCACCTTGCCGAGCGGCGTGAAGCCGCGCTCGGACATGAGCCGTTTCCACGCCATGCCATAGGGCACCGCGATCCCGGCGTCCTGCATCGCCTCCTGGAGCTTGGCCGAATTGCATAGCTCGCGGCTGATCTCCGGATCGTCGCTCTCATCCAGGATTTCGTTGAGACCTTCTTCTTCCTCTGTCTGATTGAGATACCGCATCTCCTTCAGGCTTGCGCTCTCCTTGGCGCGCTCGACCGGGTTGAACTCTTCGTGAAGCTCATAGTCGAGAAGGAAGCGGCGCAGCACTCCCGGATGTTCCAGGATCGCGTGCAGCCGAACGTAGTAGTCAGGATTGTCCTTGTTGAACCGATCCAGCGCCCGCTTTGTCTGCCAGCGCGAGAACATCGGGAAGTAGCGTGTCGAGTTCTCATTGACCGGCACGCCGTCCTTGTGGTTCGTCGTCAGGAAGTAGTTGACGGTGTTGATGACCTTGTAGGTGTCGGTCCTCATGCGACGGATCGAAACCATGTCGTTCGAGATGTAAGGCTTGACCTTGTTGATGACCGCGTAGCGATCCTGCCCGTGCAGCCGCACTTCCTCCACCATGAGGAACTGGCAACCTTCAGCCCATGACGTGTATTGCTCGGCGAGGGCGTCACCGTTGATGACGTTCACGTTCTCACCGCCTAGCACGGCCGACATGAGCCGCCCGAAGAAGCTCTTGCCATCGTTCTCGACACCCTGGACGACCGGCGACCAGTTTACCTTGCCGCCTGTCTGCACAATGTAGGCCAGCCAGGACAGAAGTAACTTCCGATCCCGTTCACTGGTGAAAAGGTGCTCCAGATGGCGTTCGATCCGCTCGCACATCTTGCGTTGTTTCTTCGTCAGGGTCTCCGGCACATCGTCGGGAACCGTGGCGTCGGAATAGCTATTCACATAGCTTAGCTTGTTGGCGTCGAAGAACTGTTCCTCCCACGGGACATACATCTTGTTCGCGACGGCTGGTATCTGGTAGCGGTGAACCGCGACGTGCGAGGCAGAGTGCTCCGGCGTGGACAGCCCTTCGAGGATATCTTTCTTGGTCAGGAGGAAACGACCGTAGGAGAGATCGAACGCCTTGGTAGTAAGAACCTGTCGCGTCTTCTGGTGATAGAACGATTCGTCTTGCTGAATGAACACCCAATCGCGCAGCCATGCCGGTGTCGCGCGGTGCTCTGGATTCTCGAAGGCGATTGCGCGGCGGATCGTCGTCACTGGCATCGGAACGTCCGTCGCCTTCTTGATCCGCTCCTTCAGGAGGACCACCAGCGACTCGCGGATCATCGGCGAGAACGCCAGGTGCTTGATCCGATCCATGACTTGCTGGAACTCGCGGTGATCGCCTGCATTCCGGATGTCGTCCTTGATCTCATCCAGTTCCTCGCCCGCCAGCCGCTCTTCTTCGGCGGTGGCTTGCTTCAGGATGAATCGAGCGGTGATCGGCTCGCGCTTTTTGCCCTCTACGTCGAAGGTCGGCCACTTCTCATCCAGCGCGTCCATGTCGTAGTTCGGCGCGGTGGCCGACCACTCATGCCACATCATCAAGCCCTCATCGGACCCGTCGAATTGGTGGTAGAGCGCCATGCCGACATGGAACCAGGTGTCATAGTCGTCGGCGTTGGGGACAGAGTGGAGCTTCTTCAGCAATTGCTCTGGTGATAGATCGACCTTCGCCTTATCCGAGATGAAGGGATCGTCGTAGTTGTATTCCTTGCCACGGCTACGCTGATCGGTTAGCCGCTTTACCGTGCTTTTCTCCTGCCATCCGCGCTTGCGGGCTTGGCGCTCGAACTCGGCGACGATCTCCAGCGCGTCGTCACGGTCGATCACCGGCAAGTCGTCATGGTCCACATCCAGGACCGATTCCCCGCCGAGCCACTGATAGGGCTTCTCCGTGTCAAGGTGGATGTGGAAAGCCACGAATTGCTGACCGTCGCCGAGCACTTCCAGCTTTACCTGGCGGCCCTCATCGTCAATGAAGACCTTCGATTGTGTCTTGGGGAACGGTTCTTCAGCGCGATAGACCAGGAGCGTCTTCGGTGCGAGGCCGACGCGCTGGAGCGTTTCACCACAAAGGTCTTGCGTCACGTCGATCATGTGATCCACAAGCTCTTCGTCGTAGCAGTCGATATCGACACCCGGCGTCATGCGGGTCTTGATCCCGACGCCGAAAGCGCCCCGTCCAGCCTCTATAGCGGACGCGATCCGCTTGGGGCCGTGCCGTTTGGCCTCCCAATCCTTCCCGAACGGCCGCTTCTCGCCAGGGCGGATAAAACAGATGTCGTATCCAGCCTCGACTACGCGCAGCGCATATTTTTGTAGATACTTTATCGCCACCTAATTCACTCCACCGGAAGGTCAGGCTCCGAGACGAAAAGCTCGCGCGGGAAATACTCCCGGCCGAACAGCTTCTCGATTCGCTTGGCGAGATCGTCGGTGCAACTCCCCCGGTGGACGGCGAGATGGATGGTGTTGGGCGTGACGCCGAGCTTGTTGGCCAAGCTGGTGGCCGAACCGTCTTCCATGCAGATAATCGCAAGGCGCAGATGCCAACGGACAAGCTCTCTCGAATCGGTGTTGCCAACAAGCCGTGGTGGCTTGGGCCAGTATGAACTACTAGACATGGTGCCTCGCGTGATAGGGTCCGCCATATCCATGCCCCAACCTGTGTGGTTAACGCAAGATATTTTTCCCGTTGACAGAGCTTTATCCACCCCTTAGAACCGCCGTTGTCTCCGGATCGAACCGGGGCAACCTACCAATTGGAGGCAATTCACATGCTTGAAGAGAAAATCGAGGCGCTGACGAAGGAAGTTGTCGCCCTTCGCCAGGCCATCGAAAAGACCGGCACGGCGGCCGGGACCAAGGCGGCCGAAAAGGCGGCCCCCGCCAAGAAGGCATCGACCAAGAAGGCCGCTGCCGACGAAGACGACGACGATGACGACGCCGAGGAAGAAGCGGCTCCGAAGAAGCGCACCCGCGCCAAGGCGAAGCCCAAGGCGGTCGAGCCGGAGCACGACGAAGATGAAGTCGGCTCCATCTTCCGCAAGGCGGCGAAGATCGACAAGCCGAAGTGCAAGAAGTATCTCGCCAAGGTCGAATGCGAAGACCTGGCGGAACTTCTCACCAAGCCCGAACTTTACGACGCCGCCTATGACTTCGCGGAAGCGATCCTCGAAGCGGACGACGATGACGACGACGATGACGATGACGTTTGATCGTCGTTGACCACAGGGCCGCCCTCGCCAGTCGGGGGCGGCCTTGTCTCCCCGGTCGGCGGGGCCTTATCGAAACTCGCGAATGGAAGTAACTTCGTGGAACGGGAAAGCCGCATGTCGCTCGGATACATCAAGGGCAAGTTCTGGCATCCAGACGAGCGCTATGCGCGCTATGCCAACTCGGACAGCTATAAGGAATTGCTGCGAGCCATGCGACCGGCTGGCTTCACGTTCGATTGCCAATACAGCTACACCGCTCGACGCTATACGGCCGAGATCGTCACCGTCGAGAAGATCAAAGAACAATACTACATCTTCAAGCACAACAACGCCTATCATGAAAATCCGATGGCGGCTGTGTGCATGGCGATCCGCGCGAATGACCGCTGCACGCCATGGGTGCAAGCCGCCTGCTTGGTGATCGAATGCGAACTGCTCGCCGAGACCGTCGCCGCCGTCAGAGGCCGCGAAGCTCGGCTCGAACAAACGCTCGACGCCCTGGCCGATCTACTGCGCCGCCTTACCATCGTTGAGCCGCTGTCGGCCGAGCCTTCCGATGTCGCCGCCGCCGATTGGGAGAACATCCAGAGCGGCGCTATTCAACCAGTCCCGGCAGCGCCGGATGAGGATGATGACCTGTGAGCGAACACAAGCTGCCAGCCGTCAAGGCACCCCTGACGGACGCGCAGATTGCCCGCAAGATGGCAGGGGGCCACAGCGTCTTCTCTCCATCCGGGGCAGAGATGACAACGACCTGTCCGGAGAGCCTGGTCATCAACGCGCTCGCCGAAGACGACACCAACATTGATTCCGCCACAGGCACCGTCGCGCACTGGCTCGCGGAGAAGTGGCTGAAGACCGGCCGCCGACCGGATAGGTGGATCGGCCGCACGCGAACGGTCAAAGACTTCACTATCGAGATTGACGAAGAGATGATGGAGTTCGTCCATGACTTCGTGCAGCGCTGCCAAGCGCTCGCGAAGATCAGCGATGAGAGCTTCACCGAACGTCATGTCGATATCTCCGATCTCACGCCGATTCCCGATCAGGGTGGCACCATGGATTTCGGGGGCATGGGGCCTGGCTGGCTGAAGGTCATCGACCTGAAGTATGGCAAGGAACCTGTGCTCGCCTACTATCCGGAAGACGACAAGATCAACAAGCAGCTAGGCATCTACGCTTGGGGCGTCTTTTTGGAGTTCGACTGGCTCTATCACTTCGAGGAAATCACGCTCTGCATCTCGCAGCCGCGCCTGCCTCATGGCTACAGTGAAGTGACGATCAGCCGCGCCGAGCTTATCGAGTTCGCCGACATGATCCGCGAGAAGTGGGCTTTCACATGGGCCAACCCGAAGGGCCGCGTTCCTTCCGTCAAGGGTTGCCGGTGGTGCGCGATCCGCGCCAAATGCCCCGCGCTCTACATCTTCATGGCGGAACAGACTGCTGACGCTGGCTTCCGTAACCACGATGACGATGAAGACGTGATCGAAGCCGAGTGGGAAGAAGTCATCTCCGAAGAGCGAATGGAGGAAGCGAACGCGGTCATCCTGGACGAGTTCGAGCCGACACCATTTCCCAACTTGCCGAAGCCGGTGGAGTTGAACACCAAGGCGATGGAGAAGTTACTTCGCTATCGCAAGCTCATGGACAACTTCTTCAAGGCAATCCAGGAAGAACTTCTCGACCGATCAATCTCCGACGAAGAAGAGTTGACCTGGTGGAAGCTGGTGATGGGCCGCACGATCCGCAAATGGGTTGACGACGAAGAGTTCATCATTAAGGAATTGTCGAGATACGGTTTGAACCGGAAGTATATGTTCAAGACCGTCATGCTCTCCCCGGCCGAGATGGAACGAATGCTCCATACGAAGGTCGGAATGAAGCTCACTGAAGCCAAGAAGCTCTTGGCCGATTTGGGACTGGCCGTGCAACCGCCCGGTCAGAAGACCTTGGCACCGAAGTCCGACCGTAGGAAGGCTTTGCCCAAGGATACCGATGTGTTCCGGAATCATGATGATCCGGACACCGAATAGCGAGAAAGGTAAAGACGATGGCGCGTGAAATCGCGAAAAAGGTGACGGTGAAGGGTCCGAAGGGGCAGAAGGGTTTTGCGATCCTCTACGCCGATGGCACCATCTTCATCGAATGGGTGCGGTTCTCCTATCCGCATCTCGACAAGCCCTGGAAGAAGAAGGGCGACGAAGGCAAAGCCAAGTTCTCCGTTGTGTCGCTGCTCGGCAAGAAGACGCACGCAGCGGCAATCGAACTGGTCCAAGAGCGGATTGATGAACTCCTGAAGGAGAACAAGATCAAGAAGCTGAAGTCGGATCGCATCTTCATGCGGGACGGCAACGACTCGGACCAGGAAGAATACGAAGGTTTCATGACCGTCAATGCGCGGGAAGAGCGGCGGCCTCCGCTGCGCGACCGGCGCAACGAAGTCGTGGACCCGGAGGACGCAGGCGACATCTTCCGTCCTGGCTATTGGGGTGCCGTGCTCATCCGGCCGTGGTTCATGAACAACGATTGGGGCAAGCGTGTCAACGCGGGCCTGTCGTCCGTCCAGTTCCTCATGAAGGATGAAGAGTTCGGCGAAGGCCGCCTGTCCGATGAAGACCTGGACGACACCTTCCGGTCCTACGACGACGACGATGACGATGATGGCAGCTACGACGATGACGACGATGACGACGATGATGAAGATGATCGTCGTTCGCGCCGCAAGTCGCGCAGCAAGAAGTCGTCCTCGAAGAAGCGCAGCCGCGACTACGACGACGATGACGATGATGACGACGATGACGTTGACATCTAATCGTTGATCGGTGGGAGCGTCGTCAATCCGCGACGTGAGTGCAGGCAGCAATTTAGGCCGTAAGTCTCCGGCCGGATGCGGCGCTCCCACATTTTTCGGAAGTAACTTCCAGTGGCACTACGGCGCGGACAATTAGAAGAGCGGTTCGGGATTTGGGACATCCCGGAGACACCGACGCGCACCCTGTCTCTGGACTTCGAGACCTATTGCGACATCGACCTTCGCAAGTTCGGTCTCGACCTGTATTCGATCCACCCGTCATGCGAAGTCTTGATGTGCGCCTACCGCCTGGACGATGGGCCGGTGCATCATTGGGACGCCACCCGCGATCCCATGCCGAAGCGTCTTCGCCGCGCGCTGGAAGACGAAGACGTGCAGATTTGGGCGTTCAACGCGCAGTTCGAGCGCGTCATCATGAACCGGGTGCTCAACATTTGGCCGGAGTTGCATCGTTGGCGCTGCACCATGGCGCTCGCCTACATGCACAGCTTTACCGGCGATCTCGCGATGATCGCCCGTCAGATGGGCATCGCGCAAGACAAGACCAAGCTCGACACCGGCAAGCGGCTCATGAAGCTGTTCTCCATGCCGCAACGGGTGACGAAGAACCAGCCGCTCAAACGCTTCACTTCCGAGACGCATCCCGTCGAGTGGAAGATGTATGTCGAGTATAACATTCGAGACGTTGAGGCGGAGTGCGAGATCAAGCGGCTTCTCGACAAGCCGAAGTATCCGATCCCGGAGCGCGAGTGGGAGTTCTACGCGCTCGACCAGATAATCAACGACCGGGGCCTTCCCATCGACCGGGTTTTCGTCGAGAACGCCTTGCAGATGGCCAACCGCCGCAAGGACCAGCTTCTCCGCAAGATGCGGATCAAGACCGGCTTGGCCAACCCCGGATCGCCAGCACAACTTCTCCCTTGGCTCCAGGATCGCGGCTATCCCTTCAACGATCTCCAGAAGGATTCGGTCAAGAAGGTGCTCACCGCCTGGAAGGGCATTCAAACCGGCGAACTGAAGAAGAAGGAGAAGGACGCCCTCTATCCGGACAAGCTCACCAAGACAGCCGTGGCCGTCCTGAAGCTCCGGCAACAGCAAGCGCGCACAAGCACCAGCAAATACCAAGCCCTCCTGACCGCCATGGGCGAGGACGGCCGGATGCGTTACGTCTTCCAGTTCTGTGGTGCCAGCCGCACCGGCCGTTTCGCCGGTCGCCGGTTCCAGCCGCAAAACCTGACGATGATGCGGGACATCGAATCGGAGAAAATCCTTGAACAGATGACCGACATCATCCGCGAGGGGGACTATGACGCTCTGACGCTTTACCGCAAGGAACCGCTCGACGCCTTGGCCGGATTGGTGCGATCCTCTGTGCGCGCTCCGCGAGGCAAGGAGCTTGTGGTGTGCGACCTGTCCTCCATCGAGTCGGTGGTGATTGGATGGGTGGCGCGGTGCGAACGCTTACTCAACGTCTTCCGTGACGGCAAAGACGCCTACAAGGACTTCGCGACCGAACTCTACAAGGTGGCCTACGAAGAAGTCACCAAGCAGATGCGTAAGATGGCGAAGCCTGCCACACTCGGCGCGGGATACCGCTTGGGTGGTGGCGACATCAAGGACGGCAAGAAGACCGGCCTGTGGGGCTATGCCGAGAACATGGGCGTCGAGATGACGCGGAAGGAATCGCACAAGAACGTGGCGACCTTCAGGCGGGTCTATAAGGAAATCCCGCAATGCTGGTATGACCTGGAAGACGCGATCAAGAGCGTCATCAAGCGCGGCGGGACGCGCCGGGTCGGCCCGGTGAAGTTCTACATGGCGAAGCCGTATCTGGTATGCGAGCTTCCGTCGAAGCGCTGCATCTTCTACAAGAATCCGCGCATCCGTCGCGAGAAGATGGAAGGCATCGACAAGGATACCGGCGAGCGCTACGTCTATTGGAAAGACAGCATCTCCTACATGGGGAAGCAACAGAACGGATCGAAGTGGCTTCGCATCAACAGCCACGGCGGCAAGTTCATCGAGAACATCGTCCAGGCCATTGCGCGCGATATCCTGCGCGAAGGTCTCCTGGCGCTCCACAAGGCCGGTTTCTGGCTGATCGGACACGTCCACGACGAAGCGATCTCGGAAGAGAAGAAGGGCGATGAGAGCCACAATCACCACGTCATGCGGGAGTGCATGATCCGGAAGAAAAAGTGGATGCGGTTCTACTCGAACGATAACGAATATGACATGCCGCTCAACGCGGCGGGCATGACGACGAAGATATACCGGAAGGACTGACGATGCGGCTATACTACCACCCTGAATCCGATTCCCTCTTTTGGGATGAGTTCCACAGCGATCCGTTCGTTGACGATGTGACGGATGAGCCGCGCTTCCGTAAAGCGGCCAAGGAGCGCGGCCTGAAGGAACCGGAAGTTATTTCCGAAGTGATCGACGCGAAGGTCAACTCGCCTACAGGACAGAGCATCGCCAACGCCATCATCACGTCCTACAAGAAGTGGGAGCGCAAACCGGCCGATCTCTACCCCACGCCGGTCGATGGCACGGAAAGCCTCATCCCGGCGCTGAAGGCGATGAAGCGGCCTGACGGCCAGCCGATCAAGCGGATATGGGAACCGGCGTGCGGAGACGGCCGCCTCGCCCGCGTGCTGGAGTGGCATGGCTTTGAAGTGATCGCGACCGATCTCCGGGAGTATCCGGGTTACGGCTACGGCGGCCTTGACTTCCTGTGCGAGCACCCGGTCACGAAATGGGGGTGGGACATCCAAGAGATCGACGCCATCGTCACCAACCCGCCCTTCAGCCTGGCCGAAGAGTTCATCCGCCGCGCACTGACGTTCACCCCGAATGTCGCCATGCTTCTGAAGCAAACCTACTGGAACGTGGGCGGCCGGAGCGCAGGGCTGTGGCTGGATCACATGCCCGATCTCGAATTGAAGCTGACATGGCGGCTCGCCTTCCTTGCGAAGGAGCGCGGCAACAGCCCGCTCATGGATTGCATGTGGAACATCTGGAGCGGCGAGAACGCTAAGCTGCCTCTCGACAAGCGGTTCTGCGCGGCCGAGCCGTTGAAGCGGCTGAAGTATCCCGGCTACGCGGGGACGGGCCTGAAGCCCGCCCTGCAAGTGCTCGAAGGTGAACTGGACGAACTGGCCAAAGCTCTCGCCGATGTCACAAATCATGGGTCTCATTTGATTCAGACACAGGATTTGTAACGTATCATGGGGGTAAAATGGATTTACACCAAGGATTAGTAACATGAGAGTGGCGGTGCTTTACGAGTGCAGCGGGTCGGTTCGCAACGCCTTTGCGCTTGCCGGTCATGATGCTGTGTCGGTCGATCTTTTGCCTAGCATGACGCCAGGGCAGCATTGGCAAGGAGATGTGTGGGAGTTCCTGAAGCGGTTCCCGGCAGAGCTTTTCGATCTTATCATCGCGCACCCGGAATGCACCTATGTCACGGTGTCCGGACTACACCGCAATAAGAACAACCCGGAGCGACAAGAGAAGACCGAACTGGCGATCAAGAACTTTCGGAAGTTGCTTCGCCTCAACACCAAGATCATCGCCGAGAATCCGGTATCGTGCTTGTCCACGGCGATCCGCAAGCCCGCGCAGACCGTGCAGCCGTATGAATACGGACACGACGCATCGAAGCGGACGTGCTTCTGGCCGGGGGACGACACAGAGTATGTTCGGTTGGTTCCTACGATGCGGAAGAGCGGGCGCATGGTATGGGACAGCAAGCTAGGCAAGGTCATGGAGCGGTGGGCGAACCAGACCGACACCGGGCAGAACCGATTGCCACCTAGCGAGGATCGCTGGTTAGAGCGCAGCATCACCTATCCGGGGATCGCAGCGGCTATGGCGTTTCATTGGGGGGGCCGGTCATTGCGGTCCTCTATGCGCTATCTGGAGTTCCAGATGGAAGCGTTGGCGGCGGAGATGGCTAATGTCTCGGCGGCAACCTGAAGGCGCGCTGAAGGATGAGTGCCGTGACGATCACGCGCGGCCGAACGATCTCATCTTCTGGCAGGTAGAGGGCAAAGGGTGCAATGGTCTCCCGGACACTCTGGCGGGCAAGATGTCAGGCGGCACCATGCTCATAGAGTTCAAGAAGCCGGGGGAGAAGCCGAAGGCGCAGCAATATCTTAGGATGTGGGAGTTGCGGAATGCCGGGAGTGAGGCTTGGTGGTGCGACTCGGTTGCCGGATATCGGAAGTTAGTTCGACTCGATCCTGGGGGCTACAAGGTCAGCTATCCGGAGTTCGCCGCCAGGTTGATCCGCAAGAAGTATGGGGCCGATGCTTGCTAGGGAAATAGCCGATCAACGCTTCGACGTTGCCGCCTGGTTCCAGGAGACCTACGGAAAGGTGATCCGTGGGCGCAGAGACTTGCACCCATATCAAGGCGAGTGCGTTAAGCACCTGAAGAAGAATCCCTACTCCGCTCTCTTCATCGACGTGGGACTCGGCAAGTCCGTGATCTCGCTCACCCTTATTGCCGATCTCCTGAATGACGGGTGGCGGGGCAAAGCGCTGGTGATCGCTCCGCTCCGTGTCGCCCGCTCGACCTGGCCGGAAGAGATCAAGGAGTGGAAGCAAGCGGCCGGGATCGAATACACACTCATCCGTGCGGAAGATTCCGATGACGACATCAAGGCGATCTATAAGGAACACTATGATCGGTTCTATGCAGCCGAGCGCCGTGTAGGCGAGACGCCCCGCGTGGCGGCCAGGAACGCAGCCAGGAAGGCCGCGCCGTTCCGTCAGGCCGCCAAGGAAGAGAAGCGCCGCCGATTGGTCCTGGAGGACACAGAGCTTCACATCATCAATGTCGAGCAACTGGTGTGGCTTGTCGAGTATTGGGAAGAGCGCGGCCGGGAGACCGGCGAGACGTGGCCTTATGACGTGTGTTTCCTGGATGAAAGCTCGAAGTTCAAAGACCCGTCCACGAAGCGGTGGAAGGCGCTCAACAAAGCGCGCGGCCGGATGAAGCGCCTACACCAGTTGACGGCCTCCCCCGCCAGCGAGCACTATGAAGGGTTGTTCGCGCAACTGTTCCTCATGGATCGGGGCAAGCGTCTCGGTAACTCCATGCACAGCTACCACAAGAAGTATTTCCACGAAATCCGCAAGGCCCATAAGTGGAAGCTACGGCCGGGATCGGACAAGCGGATAAGCGAGCGGATCGCCGACATCTGCAAGGTGGTGAAGCTGGCGGACGTGCGCGACTATGTGAAGGTCGAAGATTGGGTGCCGATCAAGCGCCGCATCGTTCTGCCGACCGACATCCAGAATCGCTACCGGCAGTTCGAGCGCGACTTCATCCTCGAACTGGATGACGACATTATCGAAGCGATGAATGCCGGGGCGCTATTCAACAAGTTGCTCCAGCTATCGGCGGGGGCCGTCTATGACGCCGAGAAGAACGTCCGCGCGATCCATGATGAGAAGATCGAAGACCTGAAGGAGCTAGTCGAAGAACTCGGCGACACGCCGATCATGGTGACGTATTGGTTCCAGTCCACCTTGGCGCGGCTGAAGAAGGCGTTCCCCGATGCCGTGGTCATGGATCGCGAAGCGAAGTGCAAGGACGCTTGGAACGCGGGAAAGATCAAGATGCTCTTGGTTCACCCGGCGAGCGCTGGCCACGGTCTCAACCTTCAGAAGGGTCCGGGACACGACATCGCGATCTTTGATCCGTTCTACAGCCGCGAGCTTTACGAGCAAGTGATCGGCCGTCTCGCGAGGCAGGGGCAGCGGAAGTTAGTTCGCGTGTGGCAGCTTACTTGCGTTGATACCTATGACGAACTGGTGTATGAATGCCTTGAAGACAAGCACCAAGGCCAGGAGCGACTCTTCAAGTTCATCCGCGCAGCGAGGGCGCGGTTTGCGAACGACAATGAACGGAGGACCACCCGTGTCAAAGCGGCCTAAACTCGATCCGATCACCGCTGCGCGTCTCAACGAATTGGGGCTGAAGGTGTGGGGCGCATACCAGCCGGAATCGAACTTCATTCCGAACGGCCGCACGCTGAAGCGCGTTGCCGAGCCAGGCGATCCGTGGCGCGTCACGCTAGTCCGAAAGGATCGGGTGGTGTGGGATGATGGGGCGCAAGTCGGACATGCCTTAGCTCCGACATTCGAGGAAGCGGTTGAAGCCTGCATCCCGACTGGCCTTCTCGCGAGCACCATGCGGCTCGCCGTGGCCGTGGACAAGCTGACGGAGGCGATCCGTGCCAGTTAAGGTCGATCCCGATATCCAGGAATCTCTGGAAGCGCTCAACCTGACGATATGGGAGGCCCGTCATCCGAAGGTTGTGTCCGGTGTTAGCGAGAAGACCGGCAAGTTGGTGCATCGCGAGAACAAGGAGCTGGTCAACGTGGCGCTGCAAGGCCCCGGCCTGGATCATGATTGCCTTGGCTTCGGATCGACGCTCCAGGAGGCCGTGGACGACGCTCTGGCGTCTCCGGCGCTCATCGGTAGGGTGCCAGGGCTGAAAGGCTCCATGATGCGCCTGGAGCGCGCTGTGAGCGATCTTCGATACGGTCTCGCGGCCGAGCGGTTCAAAGTCGATCCGGATTTAGACGATGACATCCCTTTCTGATTCAGATGATGGCGCGCGGGCGATGATCGCCAAGTCGATCAACATGCTGGTGCCGTGGTATCTCATGGCGGCATACGCCTACTATGTGCTCGACGCGCCGATCATCTCGGACGCGATGTTCGATTCCATTTGCCGGAAGCTGGATCGGAAATGGGACAAGGTAGAGCACGTTCACAAGATATGGGTTGATCGGGAAGACCTTTCGGCCGGGACACGGATGAGCACCGCCTACCCATCAATGGCGAAAGGAGCCGCGTGCGCCTTAGCTGGTGTGCCCTACAACCCGCCGTGGGGCTTGGTCGACTCGATGAAGAACTTGGGAAACGCCCTGGACGAACTGACGGAGGCGGTGCGTGTCGTTGGCCGATGAGATCGACAAGCTGATTGTATCGCTCGGCGCGGTTCCGCCGTCGCCCGCTGCGCGCGAGCTTGAAAAGGAGATCGCCTTCCTGGTTTGGCGGTTGAGGATGATTCGGATGACGCCGATGGAATCGGCGATCCACTACAACGGCTTGGCGCGAGCATACTGGATCAACGGCCCGCGTCCGGTATATACGCTGCAATCGCGGATCGAAGATTTGACAGAGGAATTGAGAATATGGTTAAGCGCACTTCGGATGTAACTTCCGAAATCTTGGCGACCGGCGAGGCTACCATGAGCCAGATCGCGCAGATGTTCGAGACCGATGCGAAGACGCTCCCGCAACGGATGAAGGGCATCATCCCGGCCGGGAAGCGGAACGGCTACAAGGTCTATAAAATCCGCGAGGCGGCCGGTCGCCTGGTCAAGCCAGGATACGAGATCGAAGAGTTCATCCGGCAAATGTCGCCACAGGAGCTTCCGCCGCTTCTCAACAAGGAGTTCTGGAACGGCCAGCGTGCCCGCGCAGCCTTTGAGAAGGAGATGGGGAACCTGTGGCCGACCGAAGACGTAGTAGCGCTATTTGCCACGCTGGAGGGTGGCATCCGGCAAACGATGCTCTTGGTCACGGACGATATCGAGCGCGAGGAAGGATTGACGGATGGACAGCGGCGAGCTTTTCGGCGTATAACCGACGCAGCTATCACGCTGTTCAAAGAGAAACTGACAGAGGCGTTCCAGGAATACCATGCTAACCGAGAAGATCATAGAGGATCGGCAGTTGAACGCCTGGTCGATTCCAGTGGTGACAGCGGAACAATTCCTGAAGCCGAGGAAGACGAAGAAGTCGATATCTAAATACGCCGATCTCTGTGAACTGGCTATTGCCGTCACAGGGAAAGTCTTCGTCCCACCCCGGCGTATGACTGTCAGCGAGTGGGCCGAAGAGTTCCGCGAAGTCAATCAGCCTGGCGCGTATGTCGGCCCCTACAAGAACTCGACCACTCCCTACATGGAGGAACCGGCCGACGAACTGACCAACCCCGATCTCCGGGGCGAAGTGTTCGTCGGCTCGGCGCAGACCGGCAAGACGGATGGCCTCATCGTCAACTGGACGGGATACGGCGCGCACCTGGACGGCCAGGACATGATGATCGTGTGCCAGTCGTTCACGGCCGCTCGCGACTTCTCCATGCGCCGCATCGACCGGCTCATCCGCTACACCCCCGAAGTCAAGGACGCCCTGGCCAAGGGTAGCCAAGCCGACAACAAGTTCGACAAGACCTTCGATAACGGGATGCTTCTGACGATCTCGCATCCGTCGAAGAACGAACTTTCCGGCAAGCCTATCGGCCGCATCGCGATCACCGACTACGACCGTATCGAAGATGACGTGGATGGCGAGGGTAACGCCTTCGACCTGTCATCGAAGCGCACCACCACCTACGGGTCCAACGCGATGACCTTGGCGGAGTCCAGTCCTTCGCGCGAGATCACCGATTACAAGAAAGTCGTCACGGGCCACATGGCTCCGCCGACAACCGGCATCCTGGCGCTCTACAATCGCGGAGACCGCCGACGCTGGCACTGGCCTTGCCCCGAATGCGGAAGTTACTTCGAGGGCCGGTGGGAGCACATGCAATGGGACAACAGCCTTCCCAACAACATGGAGAAGGCGGAATCCGCCTACATGGAATGTCCGGAGTGCCACTATCACATTCAACCCAAGCAGCGCCGCAAAATGAACGCTTGGGGTCAATGGGTGAAAGAGGGCCAGCATATAGACGAAGACGGTTATGTGCGGGGCAAGGGCAACGGATCGAACATTGCGTCGTTCTGGCTCATGGGTGTCGCCGCCGCCTTCGTGACCTGGCCGCAACTGGTCAAGACTTACCTGGACGCGGAGGACGACTATCTCGCTACCGGCGATGAGACTGCCCTGACGAAGTTCTTCAACACCGATCTCGGCTTGCCCTATGTGCCGAAGCATGTGGTGGATTCGGAACAGCGCACGCCGGAAGCGATTCAAGCGCGGTGCGAGACCTGGAGCTTGAAGAAAGTTCCCCCTCGTGTCCGGTTCCTTCTCGGCTTGGTGGACGTGCAGAAGAATGCGTTCGTGGTCCAGATTATCGGCGTGGCTCCTGGAGCGCCGTTCGATCTCTACCTAGTTGACCGCTTCACCATCCAGTATTCCGACCGCCTGGACGCCAACGCGCCGGAGGGTAAAGAGAGCTATCTATGGGTGAAGCCCGCCGCCTATCTGGAGGATTGGGACAAGATCAAAGAGCAAGTGATCGACGCGGCCTATGAACTAGATGACGACACCGGCCGAAAGATGACGGTCAAGCTGACGCTGTGCGACTCTGGCGGCGCGGCGGGCAAGGAAGGCAGCGACGGCAAAAAAGTAGGCGTGACGACGAACGCCTACAACTTCTGGCGGAAGATGCGGGACAACGGCTTGGCCTCCCGGTTCCATCTCCTGAAGGGCGACTCGACGCCGGGTGCTCCCCGCGCCCGAATCACTTATCCGGACAGCGA